CCCCCCAGCCGCCGCGCTGCCCTTGGCGAGCGGTAACGCCGCCGGCAAGGTCGCGCGCGGCAGGCCGCGCCACGTGCCGGGCGAGATGAACAAGACCGAAGAGGCCTACGCCGCACACCTGACGCTGCAGCTGGCCGCCGGCGCGATCGCATGGTTCCGCTTCGAGTCCGTGAAGCTGAAGTTGGCCGAGAAGACGCATCTGACCATCGACTTCTTCGTGATGACGGCCGCCGGCGACTTGGAGGCCCACGAGGTGAAGGGCTTCTGGGAGGAAGACGCCCGCGTGAAGGTGAAAGTCGCCGCGGCGATGTACCCGTTCCGGTTCCTGGCAGTCCAGCGCGCCCCAGGCGGCGGCTGGAAAACGGAGGTGTTCTCTTGAACGCGATGATGATTGGAGGCGCCAGCGTGCGCCGCGACGATGTGGGCAGGTTCTGCCTGAACGATCTGCACCAGGCCTCCGGCGGCGCCAAGCGGCACCAGCCCAGCGACTGGCAGCGCCTGAAGCAGACCGAGGAACTGGTGGCCGAACTGGTCAAATCCGGGGATTCCCGGGTTTACCCCGTGCACTCGGTTGCCGGCCGCTATGGCGGTAGCTACGTGGTGCGCGAGCTGGTCTACGCCTATGCGATGTGGATCAGCCCCAGCTTCAGCCTGCAGGTGATCCGCGCCTACGACGCGCTGGCGGCCGGCGCGCCCGCACCCGACCCGATGCAGGCGTTGACCGATCCGGCGACGCTGCGCGCGCTACTGCTGTCCTACAGCGAGAAAGCCGAGATCCTTGAGGCGCGAGTGCAGTACCAGGAACCGCAGGTCCGCGCGCTGCTGCGGCTGACTCAGGCCGATGGCGCCTTCAACATCAGCACCGCGGCCAAGATGCTGCAGGTGCAGCCCCGCCAGCTGTTCGCCTGGTTGTCCGAGCACGGCTGGATCTACCGCCGCGCCGGCAGTAAGAACTGGCTGGCCTACCAGAACCGTCTGCAGCAGGGCGTCCTGGTGCACAAGGCATGTGTGCAGCGGACGGAGGGCGAGCAGGAGCGCGTGCACGAACAGGTGCTGGTTACGGCCAAGGGCCTGTCGCGCCTGGCCGAGAACATTGACCGGGACCAGATGACCTGGGCGCAGGCCGACGCAGCGACCGGGCTGCAGCTTGCAGCGGAGGCCTCCTGATGGACGCCATCGAGAAGCGGGCGCGGGAGTTGCTGGACACCGAGCTGCGAAAGCTTGGGCTGCACGAGGACGCCTATCACGTTGGCTGCGGTGCTGACGTCGACAGGAACGACCAGGCCGCGATCAACGCCATCATCGCCGCTCTCACGCCGCCCACAGGCTGCATCCCCGAACGCCCCGTCCTGGTTGCCGCGACCCGGATACGGAGGCTGGCCAGTGCTGCCGCGCCGATGGCGCGCACGGCCTGCATCAGGGCTGCCGAGATCGTCGAGATGGCAGTGATCGCCGGTCGCCCGGAGGTACACGATAGTACGGCGGTGACAAAGGTTTCGAAGGCCAAAGCTGAAGCATTGAGCAGGCGGCGCGTTGCACGCATGAAAGGGGCTGAATGATGGGCGCACCGATCATCACGCAGCGGGAGGTGGCACCGATGAAGCCGGGCACCGCCATGGAAGAACAGCTACAGCTGAAGGGCATTGGCCGGCCGCTGGCTGGGTTCCCGTATCGCTACGGGCCGGAGGTCCAGCAGTTCCTTCAACAGCAGGGCGCAGCCCTGGAATCAACCAACGTTTCAACCATGGAGGCCTCCCGATGATTCCAAAATTCCTCAGCCTGGACGAGGCAACTCACCACCTCTATCTGGAAGGAAAGGAGGGCCCCATCAGGTGCCAGGTCGACGGCAGCCTGTGGGAGGTCTGGCAGGATGGCCGGTCCCGCTGGGTCAGCAACTGCGAGGTGGCCTGATGTCGGCAGTGGTGGCGCCCGTGGTGGCCCTGACGCCTTGCGGCAACTGCGGCAGCAAGGAAGTGCGCATGCGCGCGCGGGGCAGTGTCGGCAGCCGGCGTACCGCGCAGGTGGTCTGCGCGCGCTGCAGCGCCCACGGTGAGCTTTGCGTCGGGGCCGATGCAGAAGATCGGGCGGCCCAGGCATGGATGCACAAGCCCCACGCGCTGGCAGCGCCGCCGGCGGCCCGAGTGGTGCGCGGCCCAATGCCGGTGCCGGAACCCACCCTGCAGCGA